ACACGATGAGATACAGTCGGAGGTGGTTACAGAACAAGCAGAGATGTACGGCAAACTCGCAGTCGGTTGTCTCAAGGAGGCTGGCGTATCTTTTAACCTCAGATGTCCACTGGACGGGGAGTTCAAAGTTGGAACAACATGGGCAGACACACACTAAAGTAACACTCACTGACAGCGAGCGTCAGGTAGCTGAGTTAATAGCAAAGCGTCGGTTTGACAGTAACAGGGAAAAGAATATTTTCAACAACAGGAAGGGACCACAGTCAGACTACGAAACTGATCTTGAAGGCATGGCCTCTGAGCTTGCAGCAGCCAAGGCTCTGAACGTATGGCCCGACTTGACTGAAGAGATCCAAGTGCATGACCTCACGTACAACGGAGTCACCATAGATGTCAAGGCTACCAAGTACCAAACAGGCAGGCTAATAGCTGGCCGTCAAAAGAAAAATAAAGCATGTGATTACTACATGTTGCTAGTAGGTGAGTGTCCTACTTATGATATAAAGGGATTCGCAAAGCGAGAAGATTTGTTGTGCGAAGAAACAGTAACCGACTTGGGGTGGGGTAGACTACACGCCTTGGCTCAGGATAAACTAGTACCTCTGTCTGACTTTATAAAGGAGTTCCAGAATGGGTGAGAAAATAACAGACACAAACCGACTAGGTGACATCGCTGAGTTCTACGTAACAACGTGGTTGTGGGACGAAGGGTACGAAGTATTCCGCAACGCTGGCTGCACGGGTGCAATCGACATGATAGCCCTGAGGAACGGAGTGCCTGTGTTCATCGACGTTAAATCTAAGAACACTGACACACGGTACGGCCACTCACGTACAGAAGAACAGAAACTTTTACGTGTACAACTCGTAGAGTTCAACGGACAAACCCGGAAGTGTCGGTGGGTGGAGCATGAAGAATGAGCATACACACGCTGATCGAGGACATATACAAGACGGTAGCTAACAAAGAGCCAGCCGAAGGTGTTGATCTGTACGACGAGATAGAGCAGTTCGGTGAAAACTGTAAGCGTCTGATGACCAACCTGTTCACTGAGAAACGGGACGGGCGTACCCTGCGTATGTCTAACATCGGACGCAAGGATCGTTACTTGTGGAACGCGGTCAACAACCCTGACGTATCAGAGGAACTATCGCCCAACACCTACGTCAAGTTTATGTACGGTCATTTGATCGAAGAGATGCTGTTATTTTTAACAAAACTATCTGGACACGAGGTCACTGATGAACAAAAGAGGTGTGAAGTTTCGGGCGTTACAGGGTCTATGGACTGTAAGATTGACGGTGTTGTCACTGATGTTAAGTCTGTGTCCACTTTTGGGTTTAAGAAATTCAAAGACGGAAGTATGGCTCTTGACGACCCGTTTGGCTACGTTGCTCAAATTAAGGGTTATGCACATTCAGAGGGAAGAGACAACCGTTTTGGTTGGCTAGCGATGGACAAGCAGAACGGACACCTGACGTACCTGCTGTACGACACAGAAGACACTCAGGCGTTTGTTCACAACACAATCTCTTACGACATCGAAGAACGTATCGAACATATCAAAGAGGTTGTGCAGCAAAAGGAACCACCCGAGCATTGTTACGAGGCTGTCGATGACGGTAAGAGTGGTAACAAAAAACTGGCAGTAGGTTGTTCGTACTGCTCTTACAAGAAAACTTGTTGGCCTGACGTTAGAGGCTTTGCCTACGCTAACGGCCCACGTTACTTAGTGGAGGTGGTCAATGAGCCGCAAGTCCCGGAAATCGAACTTAGGTAAGTACAGGTCAGGATTTGAAAAAGATGTCGCGCAACAGCTACAACCATTTGGTTTTACGTACGAGTCGTGTCAAGTCCCGTACAGAGTTGAACGTGTCTACACACCAGATTTTGTGTATGAAAATCAAGGATTTACTTACTACATTGAATGTAAAGGATACTTTCGAGCAGGTGATACCCAGAAGTACCGATCCGTTAAAAAGTGTTTAGCTGAAAACCAAGAGTTAATATTTGTTCTGATGAACCCAAAACAAAAAGTGAGTAAAAGTACCAAAAATACAATGGCTCAGTGGTGTGACAAAAATAACATGCTGTGGTACGATCTGAGTACGCTCAAGGAATTAGTCGATTATGTCTCTGACACTAGAAGAAACTAAAGAGCGGTTGTTGCGGTTGTACGACCCCGACGATCTTCTGGAAGCCTTACAAATATCAGCACACGAAATCTTGGACCGCTTTGAAGACAAACTCATCAAACGCCTAGAGTTCTTCTACGAAGAATTTCAAGAGCAAGAAGAGGAATACGATGAAGATGAGTATTGATAATGCAACACCCGAAGAGTGGAACACGTCTAGCAAAACAGCGTACGGTAAGCTGTACCACCCCGAAGATATACACAACCCTGTCACCCAGCCCGACCACTACAACCGGGGAGCCATCGAAGCTATCGAAGCAATCAAGGCTTCCATGCACCCGCAAGAGTACAAGGGCTACCTCAAGGGGAACTGCTTGAAGTACCTTTGGAGGTACGAGTACAAGAACGGTTTAGAGGATCTGAAGAAAGCACGGGTGTACCTCGGTTGGTTAATCGAAGAGTTAGACTCGTGAAAGTTGTCGAAGGAAAGTTCGGTAACAAAGAGAAAGAGATTACCACGTCTGAGTTTCTCGCGGCCTTTTCTATTAAGGCGCTTGATTACGAACAAGAAGGGAAAGAAGTTAAGGTAGCTGTCGTGATGTACAGAGACGGTGAAGTGTTTGAGATAGCCGCTAACGAACAGTACCCAGACGGTGTGTACATGCTTCTAAACATGGCAGCACACGCAATAATAAACGAGACGTTAGGAATAACAGGAGTAATAGATTAGATGGATGCGTACCAACAGTACATACACAAGTCGAGATACGCACGGTACTTGCCAGAAGAGCAACGCCGGGAGTCGTGGGAAGAAACAGTAAAGCGTTACGTAGATTACTGGGGGGAGAAGCTGCCTGAAAAAGAACACAAGGAAGTGTTCAAGGCTATACACGACCTAGATGTTATGCCGTCCATGCGAGCGTTGATGACTGCTGGCGAGGCTCTAGACCGTGACAACGTAGCAGGGTTCAACTGTAGTTACTTACCTATCGACCACCCCAAAGCGTTCGACGAATTGATGTACGTCTTGTTGTGTGGTACAGGTGTAGGCTTTAGCGTTGAACGGCAGTACGTACAGAAACTACCGGAGGTGGCAGAGACATTCCATGAAACCGACACAGTTATTAATGTGGCAGATTCGAAGATCGGATGGGCGAAATCGTTTAGGGAACTGGTATCACTGTTGTATTCGGGTCAGGTTCCCCAGTGGGACACTAGCAGAGTACGACCTGCAGGTTCCGCGCTACGAGTTTTTGGAGGTAGAGCATCGGGTCCAGAACCTCTGCTCGAACTGTTTCGATTCACAGTTGAACTCTTTCAGGGAGCGGCTGGAAGAAAACTTAGCTCAGTCGAGTGCCACGATCTTTGCTGCAAGATTGCTCAAATCGTCGTCGTGGGAGGAGTCCGAAGATCAGCCCTCATCAGTCTCAGCAACCTCACAGACGACAGACTCCGACGGTGCAAGCACGGACAGTGGTGGGTTGACAACCCCCAACGAGGACTAGCAAACAACTCTGCGTGTTACACAGAGAAGCCAGACTTTGAGGCGTTTTTAAATGAGTGGACAAGCCTGTACGAATCCCGATCTGGAGAGCGAGGTGTCTTTTCTAGAGTGGCTAGTCAAAAACAGGCTGCAAGAAACGAGCGACGAGATGCTACCTTTGATTTTGGAACTAATCCATGTAGCGAAATCATCCTCCGGCCTTACCAGTTCTGCAATCTATCGGAGGTTGTTGTCCGGCAAACCGATACTCTCGCAGACCTCAAACGAAAAGTACGCATTGCGACTATCCTTGGAACTCTACAGGCTACCCTCACAGACTTTCGATACCTCCGAAACGTTTGGAAAGTAAACACAGAAGACGAAGCACTGCTGGGTGTAAGTCTTACTGGTATCATGGATCATCCCATGCTGTCAGGACGAGGAGACAAGAATGAACTCAAGAAGTGGCTCAGAGCCATGCGAGCAGAAGCAGTTAAAACTAATGCAGAGTGGGCTGATAGGTTGGGTATTAACGTATCTACAGCCATTACTGCTGTTAAGCCTTCAGGTACTGTTAGTCAGTTGGTCGACAGTGCTAGTGGTATCCACCCTCGTTATAGCTCTCAGTACATTCGCAGAGTTAGGGCTGACAGTCGTGACCCGCTTTGTGCCGTTCTAGAGGCCGCAGGAGTCCCTGTGGAGGACGATGTAATGTCCCCCAGTACGCGGGTATTCAGCTTCCCTATCGCGTCTCCTGAAGGCGCTGTGACAGCCTCAGACATGGGTGCTATGGAGCAACTAGAACTCTGGGAAATATACCAAGACGAGTGGTGTGAGCATAAGCCGTCTATGACTTGCTACTACAGGGACGAGGAGTTCTTGGAGGTAGGACAGTGGCTGTACAACAAGTTCGACAAGGTGTCAGGCATCAGCTTCTTGCCGTACTCAGACCACACTTACCAGCAAGCGCCGTACGAGCCGGTGGACAAGAAGACGTACAGCCAGTTGGTGAAGGACTTCCCGAAGGAAATATCGTGGGATATAGAAGAGGCCAGCGATATGACTGAAGGGTCACAACAACTGGCCTGTACTGGAAACAACTGTGAGTTATGACATAAACAGTATGGAGTAACCTTCCGTTTTGCCTACGTCCTCTGGCTTATCTTTTGAGTCGTGAGGCGTAGGCATTCCTTCTTTCTGCATTCGTTTGATGCGGTTCTTTGACTTCTCACACATAGAGTGATAGTCTATAGATGTATACGATACAGTGTGGTCTTTGTCTTTCATTGGTTAGTCCTTAGTCAAACTCTTCTTCTAGGTACGGTTGTGCAATTCTCATAAAAGGTAGCCACGTTACTGCATCACCTTCAAAAAACAAATCATCTAGGTCTTTTTCTCCAGCCGCTAGCTGTATAGCATCTGCTGCAAAATCTTCAGCCATGCCGACAGGAGCCGGGAAGAAAGCAAGTATTAAATCTTTCGCATCACCTTCTGATGCTCTTCCCAGATTGTATTTGCTCAACGTGTTTACAGTAGCCAGCCCCAACGTAAAATCAACGAAGTAATCTCCCATATCATCTATGTCAAAAGCCTCACGCTCACCTTTGATTGGTTGACGCAACTCGTTAAGTACGGTATTACCACCGCCGACAACAATTAAATAAGCAGCCGCGTTTTTAATCGCTTCCATTTTTAGTTTGTCGTTGTTT